GGTCCTGAGCTGTTCATGCCAGGCCGCAGCGGTGGCATTGCACCAGCCGGCAGCTTTGGCGGCAGTCCTAACATTACAATCAACGTTGATGCTGCTGGCACTCAAGTGCAAGGTGATCAAGGCCAAGCTCGTGCTCTTGGCACTGCTGTGAGCGCTGCTGTGCAGGCTGAAATCGTCAGACAGCAGCGCCCTGGCGGTCTTCTTTCTGGTACACGCTAATGGCAACCTTTCCAGCAATCACACCTGCTTACGGCGCCACTAAAAGCAGCGCACCAGTATTGCGCCGCGTGCAATTTGGTGATGGTTATGAACAACGTTTAAAGTTTGGTCTTAACCAAAATCCTAAAGAATGGTCTTTGACTTGGAACAATATCACAGAAGCCGATTCCGATACAATTGAAACTTTTTTGAACGCTCGCGCTGATAATGGCGAATCATTTGATTGGACACCACCCGATGAAGCAACGGCCTACAAGTGGGTTTGCGAAACTTGGCAAAAGGTTATTCCATATAGCGGACGCGCCAACATTACCGCCACCTTCCGTCAAGTATTTGAACCCTGATGGCTTACGCAGCTTGGACGGCCAGCACTGCTTACGCCGTTGGTGATGTTGTACGGGCAACGTCCGTACAGGCAAGCGGTCTTGTCTTTCGCTGCACCGACGCTGGCACCAGCGATAGCACGCAGCCAGCATGGCCAACCGACATTGGTAGCACCATCGTTGATAACACGGTCACTTGGACAGCCATCAGCAGCGTTTATGAAGAGCTGTCGGTCTTGGCACCTAATGCCGTGATCGAACTGTTCCAGCTCACGTTGGACGCCACGCTGCACGGCACCAGTGACACCTATTACTTTCATGCTGGCACCAATGCCAACGTGACCGGCAATATCGTCTGGAACGGCAACCAATACACCAGATTGCCAATTCAAGCTGAGGGATTTGACTACTCCAACGGTGGCACGCTGCCAAGGCCAACCCTATCTGTTGCAAACCTTGGCGGTGAAATCAGCGCCTTACTGTTGCTGGCCAATGCGGTTACACCTGGCAACGATTTGGGTGGTGCCAAGGTAACGCGCATCCGCACGTTGAAGAAGTTTCTTGACGGTGAGGCTACGGCTGACGTACACGCCAAATTCCCTGATGAGATCTGGTATGTAGATCGTAAATCCGCTGAAAACCGCGATGTGGTGCAATGGGAGCTTGCCAGCAAGTTGGATCTTGCGGGGATGATGATCCCCAAGCGGCAAATTGTCGCCAACATTTGCCAGTGGCAATATCGCAGCAGCGAGTGCGGCTATGTAGGCACGGGGTATTACAACGCTCAAGACCAAGTAGTTGGCACCTTGGCAGAAGATGTCTGCGGCAAGCGTTTGGATAGCTGCAAGTTACGTTTTGCGCCGATCACAAGAACAGGCTCTGTGACTGACGGCAATAATCAGTTGACCTTGACCTCAGCCATTTCGATTGAAACTGGAGCGCAGATTAGCGGCCATGGTGTCCCAACAAGCACAACAGTTAGCGCAGTCTCTGGTGACGGCAGAACCGTAACGATGAGCAATAACGCCAACGCAAGCACAACTGCAACGCTGACTGGCACGATTCAACCAAATGGGACAAGCCTTGTTGTTTCTAGCTCTTCAGCACTAGCAACCGGTATGAGGGTAAGCGGATCGCAAATTAGAAGCGGCACAACGATCACGGCAATCGCAGGAACAACGCTGACCTTGAGTCAGGCCGCGACAGTAACGTACACCCTTCAGGCCACAAGAACTGGGCAAGTACTTGGAGTAACTCTCCCAAGATATGGCAGAGCTGGCAGTTTTCAGCTTGTGTTTCCCAGCGGAACAACAGGCATATCGGTCGGTCAAATTGTTAGAGGTCCCGGCCTACCAAATAACTATTCAACCACAGTTACTAGGATATACAACATATATACGCTACTTGGCCCAAAAGTTATCGTAGAAACAAGCTACACTTTTACTTCAGAGAGTGCATCAGGTAGTTATACCTTTTATAGCGTCGATGCTTATTCCTCTGCTTCGTATACATTTACCGGCAATAACAGGTATGTTTTCCGCGATCCAGCGTACACGCTACCGTTTGGTTCATTTCCAGGCGCGGGTTTGACCACATGAAGTTGACCGACGCTTTGCAGGCTGAAATCTTGGCGCACGCCCAAGCCGAAGATCCGCATGAGTGTTGCGGTCTGATCCATGTCATAAAAGGCAGGCGGCGCTACTACCCGTGCAAAAACATTGCCGCTACGCCAGACGAGCATTTTGTGCTGGATCCTTGCGACTACGCCGCTGCCGAGGACAAAGGCGAAATTGTGGCCGTAGTGCACAGCCATCCTGTCGCCCGCCCCGAACCATCACCTGCCGACCGTATTGCCTGCAACAGCACCGGCCTGCCATGGGTAATCGTCAACCCTAAAACCGAGCAATGGGGCGGCTGCGAGCCTGCTGATTTTGAGCTGCCCTACGTCGGGCGTGAGTTCGTGTTCGGTATTGTGGACTGCTACTCGTTGGTCCGCGACTGGTATCAACGCGAGTGGAGCTTGAAGCTGGACGATTTTGAACGGCGCGATGGATTTTGGGAACGCGGCGAAAATCTGTACGTCAATGAGTATAAATCCCAAGGTTTCCGCCAAGTGCCATTTGAAGAGCTGCAATACGGCGATGCAATCCTGATGCAGCTTGGTGCGGATCTGCCCAATCACGCCGCGATCTACCTTGGCGATCAGCAGATCTTGCATCACGTTCAAGGCCGACTATCTAGCCGAGACGTGTTCGGCGGCTACTATGTAAAGAGCACTGCCATGGTCCTACGGCATGAAAGTCGTTAAGGTCTACGGCGCTCTCCGCAAAAAACTGGGTCAGTGCCGCTTCGAGTTTGACGTTGACACGCCGCTGCAGGCGCTGAAGGCGTTGTGCATCAATTTCCCCGGCCTGGAGAAGTGGCTGATGGACAGTGAAGCGGGCGGCGTAAATTTTCGCGTTACCGTTGGCCGCGACAAGGTAACTAACGACTACGGCGATCCTTTGGTGCTGCCTTGGTCCGAGCGCGACGTGTTCAGCATTACGCCCGTGATCGTTGGTGCTGGTAATGCAACTAGTTCCATTTTGCTAGGCATTGGAATTATTGCCCTATCGATCATTACAGGCGGTATTGCATCGGCAGGTGTGACCTTGGGCGGCTTCATGGGGATTGGAACAGTTGGCACTGCGTTTGTCGGCTTGGGCGCAACTCTTGTTATCGGAGGCATTGCCCAAATGATTTCGCCGCAGCCAACAATGAACGGATTGACAGAAAATGTACGTTTAGAGAGCTTCAGTTTCAGCGGTATCGTCAACACCTCAAAGCAAGGTTTGCCGGTCCCGATTGCCTATGGCCGAGTGTTCGTTGGTTCTGCTGTTATCAGTTCTGGTCTTGATACAGCACAAGAAACATGAGTAATACCAGTAAACGGCTAATTCAAGGCGCTGGTGGCTTTGGCGGCAAAGGCGGCGGTGGCAATGCTCGCACGCCAACTGAAGCTGCTGATTCCTTGCAATCAGTTCAATATGGCCGAATCCTTGACCTGCTAAGCGAAGGTCCGATTCAAGGCTTAGATGATGGCCTTAAAAGCGTCTATTTGGATGGCACGCCGGTTCAAAACAGTTCAGGCGGTAATAATTTCACTGGCTATACGACAGCCTTCAGAACAGGTACGCAAGCGCAATCGCATATTTCAGGTCTTGGTGGCATTGAATCAGAGCAAGCCGTAAACGCTGAAGTCACAAAAGATACATCTGTAACACGCACAATCAGTGATTCCGACGTGGATCGCGTCCGCGTTACCATCCAAATACCATCACTGCAAGTCATTGAAAACGATGGCGATATTGTCGGCAACTCGGTTCAAATCAGAATCCAAGTTCAATACGACGGTGGTGGTTTTACAACAGTCAGAAACGACACGATTACAGGCAAAACATCAAACCCATATTTGCGCGATTATGAGTTTGACTTGACGGGAAACTTTCCCGTTGATGTGCGCGTATTACGCATTTCAGACGACGACACAAGTGCAAGAAGAAGCAGCGTTACCAACTGGTTCAGCTACACCGAAATCATCCAAGAAAAGCTGCGCTACCCCAATAGTGCATTGGCTTTTCTGCGTTTTGATAGTCGCCAGTTCAACGCTATTCCGCAACGCAAATATCTAATCCGTGGCATCAAGGTACACATCCCATCCAATGCCACTGTCAACACAACCACCTATCCCGGTCGCGTTACTTACAGCGGTGTCTGGGATGGAACGTTTAGTGCTGCGACATGGTGCGCCGATCCAGCTTGGTGTCTATGGGATTTGCTGACGAACGATCGCTATGGCGTCGGGCTTCCTGTCTCAAGCCTCGACAAGTATGACTTTTACGCAATCAGTCAGTATTGCAACCAGCTAGTCAGCAACGGTTTTGGCGGCCAAGAGCCACGGTTCCAATGCCACCTGCTGCTAAATAGCCGTGACGAGATTTACAACATTATTCAGGAGATGGTGTCGCTATTTCGCGGCATCGCGTACTACGGTGCCGGTTCAATGGTGGTGCTGCAGGATAAACCCAGTGATGCTATGTATCTGTTGGGTCCCAGCAACGTCATTGATGGCAACTTCAGCTATAGCGGCAGTTCACAAAAGACACGTCATACTACTGCCACTGTTGCGTACCAAAGCTACGACACGCTGGGCGAGGTCGAGTTTGAGTACGTTGAAGATCAAGATGCAGTCGCCAAGTTTGGCGTCATCAACAAAGAAATCAAAGCCATGGGCTGTTACAGCCGTGGTCAAGCTCATCGCCTTGGCAAGTGGCTTTTGCTGTCTGAACAAAACCTGACTGAGACTGTTTCTTTCGCCGTCAGCATTGAATCTGGCATCGTGCTGCGCCCTGGCATGGTGATCGACATTGCCGATCCGGTCAAATCTGGTTCGCGCCGGTCTGGCCGCATCAGTGCTGCCACGACAACAGCAATCACGATTGATGCCACCACAGGCTTACCTACCACAACAGCAAACGCACCAACGATCAGTGTGCTACTCCCGACTGGCTTGGTTGAAACCCGCACCGTCAGCAGCATTGCGGGCAACGTTTTTACGGTTGGCACTGCCTTTAGCGAAGCACCAAATCCACAAAGTGTTTTCCTAATCGAAACCAACGACATCCAATCCAACAAGTTCCGCGTCATATCGGTTTCTGAAGGCGAGGGGGGTGTCTTCGGCGTTACAGCACTCAGCTACAACGACAGCATTTATGCCGCGATCGAAAGCGATACTGAACTGCAATTTGCCGACATCAGCAATCTATCGGCTATACCGGCTCCGCCAACAAATATCACTGGCTCTGAATACCTGTATCAAGCAGGTCAAAGTGTTTTTACCGCCTTTGATGTGAGTTGGACAAGTCCACAAAATCTGGTCAGCGGTTTTAGGTTGCAATATCGACTGAATAGCAACAACTGGACGCAAGTTGATACAACATCGCCGTCATATAACATCCTCCAGCTTAATGCTGGAACACTTCAAATTCAAGTACAAAGTGTTAATTCATTGGGTTCCTTAAGCACAATAGCTTCAGCCTCTTTTAATCTGATCGGCAAAACGGCAGTTCCGGGGGATGTGCAGAATCTGACCATTGAAACAATCAACGCCAACAGCGCCCGCTTGCGCTGGGATCAAACCGTTGATCTTGATGTTCGTGTTGGTGGTCGCGTTCACATTCGCCATACCAACCTGACCGATGGCAGTGGCACTTGGAGCAACAGCATTGACCTGATTCCAGCGATTGCTGGTTCCAGTACTGAAGCGATTGTGCCCTTGGTCGAAGGCGAAATTCTTGTCAAGTTTGAGGATGATGGCGGACGGCAAAGCACCAACGAGACAAGCGTCATTGTTGATTTTCCTGATGCACAGGGATCACTGCTTGTTGAATCACGCCGCGAAGATGCCGATACTCCTCCGTACCAAGGCACAAAGAACGCCACTTTCTACAGCGATGAGTTCGACGCACTGGTGTTGGACGGTCAGGATTTGTTCGATGACATCGTTGATGTTGACCTGCTTGATGTCTTCGATTATCTAGGTGAGGTTGTCGCGTTCGGTGATTATTTCTTTGCCAATACGCTTGATCTTGAGCAGGTCTATTCGCTGGATCTAAGTCGTTTCTTCGTCACCGCTGGATTTTTCCCCAGTGATCTGATCGACAGCCGCGATGGCTTGGTAGACAGTTGGTCGGACTGGGACGGCGGCGTGATTGATCGCGTCAATGCCACCATGCTGCTGCGTCGCACAGACGATGATCCCGCTGGCACACCAACCTGGTCAAGCTGGCAGCAATTTGTCAACGGCACCTTCAGCGGTCGCGCCTTTGAGTTCAAAACAGAACTGGTCAGTGGCGATCCAGCGCAGAACATTTTGATTGACCAGCTTGGGTATGAGGCCACCTTCCAACGCCGTACGGAGCAGTCGGCGGGGGTTGTTACCAGTGGCGCTGGAACGTACTCCGTCACCTTTGCCAATCGTTTCTTTACGGGCACATCAGTGCTGGGCGGCGTCAACAGCAACTTGCCTAGTATCGGCATCGTGGCGCAGAACATGGCTACAGGCGACTACTTCAACGTCACCAACGTGACCGGCACCGGCTTTGATGTGACCTTCAGGAATAGTGCTGGCACGGCGGTCAGTCGGAATTTCCTGTGGACTGCGGTTGGATTTGGCCGAGGCGCTTAAAGTAGAAGCAAAATGGCCTTGTTATGGCACAACACGATTACGTCATTGCCAACGGCACTGGTGCTGCTGTCCGCTCTGACTTGAACAATGCGCTGGCGGCCATCGTCAGCCTGAACAGCGGCGCTACCGAACCGACCACAACGTATGCCTATCAGCTCTGGGCGGATACCAGCGCTGGAGTGCTGAAGCTGAGGGATGGAGCCAATGCGGCATGGATCACACTGCGGGAGCTGGATGGCACGCTGACGATTGAGGATGGGACTGACGGCGCGCCGGGACTGGCTTTTGCGGATGACCTGAATACTGGCATCTATAGCCCTGGCGCCGACCAAGTAGCGGTAGCAACTAATGGCACTGAGCGCGTCGAGTTTGGCACCAGCGAAGTGGTGTTCAACGATGCTGGGAACAACTACGACTTCCGCATCGAGGGTGACACTAACTCATCGCTGTTCTTTGTTGATGCCTCGACGGATCGCGTAGGGATTGGCACTACGAGCCCTGGGCAAGCTTTACATGTCGTAGGCAAAGGTCGCTTTCAAGAAGCTGCATCAAGTGGAGCCATTGCTTTTATCGGAGGAGATGCAACAGCGGCATACATTGATACCGGAACATTTGGCGCTGCCGAACCTCTTGCGTTCCGAATTCAAACCAGCGAAAAAGCCCGCATCGACTCCAGCGGACGCCTGTTAGTTGGCACGTCTAGTGCGCGTGCTGTAGGCGGACAAACGGCGCAGTCTTTGCTAGAAGGAACAAACACACCTACCTCGTCTTTGGCGGCTGTTTGCAATGCCAATTCCACGTCTGGTCCGCTTTTGCTTTTAGGCAAATCCAGAGGCGCTAACACAGGCGGAACTACTGCAGTTATAGAAGGTGATCGTCTTGGAGCCATCTTCTTTACAGGAGCAAATGGCACAGATTTAAGCAACATTGGAGCACTTATTGATTGCGTTGTTGATGCACAGCCATTTACTTCTGGAGACACCACTGATCTTCCGTCAAGATTAGTGTTCAGCACTACCGCCGACGGGGCGAGTACTCCGACGGAGCGGGTGAAGATTTCGTCAACAGGTATTACATATATCGGCAATCTTACTATTACCACTTCAAGTCAACAAACCACCTCTCCTCACTTAATTGTATATACCAACAGTAGCACAAACTTGCTAGCCGCTGGCGGCTATGAAGCAAATACAACCTCAACAAGCACACGTCACCATATTTCATTTACCAACCCAAACGGTGTTGTTGGCTCTATTTCAACAAGTGCTTCAGCTACGGCCTTCAACACGTCTTCTGACTACCGCCTCAAGGAAAACGTCACTCCAGTCACTGACGGCATCACCCGCCTACAGCAACTGAAGCCAAGTCGCTTCAACTTCATTGCCGACCCAAGCAAAACCGTTGACGGTTTCATCGCCCACGAAGTTCAAACCATCGTCCCCGAAGCCATCACTGGCGAGAAGGATGAAGTGGACGAAGAGGGCAATCCTGTGTACCAAGGCATCGACCAGAGTAAGATTGTGCCGCTGCTGACTGCTGCACTGCAGGAAGCCATCAGTGAAATCGAATCACTGAAGGCTCGATTAGATGCCGCAAACCTTTAAGTCCCATTCACTTCGATGCCTGACACCGAAACACAATTCCTCTCCTTCATTGATCACTGCATCGAGGACGATCCTTCGCTGGTCGTCCCAGCGGATGAAGATCAACTGGAGCGGCTTGCCAATGTTCTTGGTATTGCCCATCAAGGAATTGAGCAATACTCAGAAGCCCTTGACCAGCTCTCTTAGTCTTTGACGCTACTGCACGTCCGCATTAAACTCCTACAAACCTGAATCTGTCATGGCTACCGAATACACCTGGGCGATTGCCAACCTGGAGCGCAACACCGCCGACGGCATGGTGCCATTTGCGGACCTTACGCCCGAGATCGTCACCGGCTGGGTCAAATCCCACTTCGGCAACGAGAAGGTGGCCGAGATCGAGGTTGCCCTGCAAGCTCAGCTTGACGAGCAACGTGCCCCCACCAAAGCTGCTGGTGTGCCTTGGGCTGCGTAGATCCAGCCACTTCTATGTCTGAGCTTCCCTTTATCTACGTCTGCAGCCACGCCGGCAAGATCGGCAATTTTCGCTGGGTCAACTCGGGGCGCGACTACTGGGGACGCTGCGGTTACGTTGATCCTTGCCCGAACGAAGACAAGAAAGGAAGCCTGCCGCTGCCATAACCGGCGATACAGTAGTAAAACGCTTTTAATTTCCTACAAATGGCGGTTCGCAGTAAAACCGGCACCGCTCGCATCGAGCACCAGCCAGGACCACCTAAAACCACCAGCCAAGGACAAGGCCAGCACAGCCGTCCTAGGCGTCGCGGTAAGAAGCCTCTGCGCGGGCAAGGACGTTAAACTCAGAGCATGATCGAGCTGGTCGCTGCTGTTGCTGGGGCATCCATCAGCGTGGCTGCGATGGGCGCAATGGGATTCAGCAAGCGCAATGATGAAGCGCGTGATGCAGTGATCAGGCTTACCGCTGCAGTGGAACACATCGCCACACAGCTAGAGGTGTTACATATTGACATCAAAGAAGATCGACGTGAAACATTCCAGCGGATCAGTGGCGTTGAGCAGCGCGTGGCTACGCTGGAAGCACGGCCTTCTCGCTGACAATGGACTTCCTTTCTCATCCTGCTTTTTGGATCATCGTCGCTGCTGCTAGCGAACTGATCGCCATGTCGCCGCTAAAGAGCAACGGCATCGTTCAGCTTGTGTTTCAAGTGCTCAACCTGTTGAAAGCAAAAAAGCGCTGATCCGCTTCGGCAAACCCGGCTGGGAGCGCAAGTTAGAGCAAGCCATCCGGCAATGGTGGTTTGAGCAGACCTTGCCTGCCAAGCTGGATGAGGCCGAAGCTGACTGGCACGCAGCACAACCAAAAGAGCCAGAGCCGATAATCGTCGAGCACCCAATCGACGATGAGCTGCAGACTGGCGACAGCCGCCTGCTCGGTGGCGCAATGTCCATCCATGCACCGTGGAAACGTGGCGAAAACACCAGTCAGACTTGAATCGCTGTTTCGTTACTGGCGTGGGTTGCCGCACCAGGCCGCGGCCATCGTCGAGCTTGAAGCAGCATTGTTCAAGGCAGCACCGGATCTTTTGAACCGCGATCAGCCGTGGTTCAGCACATGGTCACAGGATGGCAAGCAAACTGACCTGACAGCAGCGCTCAAGCTGATCCAAGACTTCGAGGGTTGCCACCTTGAGGCATACCTTTGTCCGGCCAATGTACGGACAATCGGCTGGGGCACCACCCGCTACAGCGATGGGCGACCAGTCAAGCAAGGCGACAAGATCAATCGCGTTGAGGCTGATATGCTCCTGCGGCAGGAGGTCGATCGCATTGCTGAGAAGCTGCGCACCACCGTGCCGCATTGGCAGCAGATGGAAGATCACCAGAAGTGTGCACTGGTGTCGTTTGCCTACAACCTAGGCTCGGGTTTCTACGGGTTGGTGCCCGACTTCGAGACGATTAGCGCCAAGCTGCGCGACCGCAAATGGTCTGAGGTGCCCGCTGCACTGCTGCTGTACCGCAACCCTGGCAGCAGCTTTGAGGCTGGCCTGAAGCGCCGCCGTGAAGCAGAAGGCAGGCTATGGAGTGGCAGCAAGGCAGCACCACAGATTCAGCAGCAACCGGCCAAGCTGACGCCTAATAGTCCGTTTGCATCACGCATCACGCCACATATCCGCATCGGTGAGTTTGCGCTTGATCAAGAAGCAAGGCGCTTTGATCACCAGCACCAGGTCGATACGGCAGCAGAGCTGGCAGCATTCTTAGAGCGGGCACGCGCAGCATTTGGCAGCAAGCCGGTGGTCATCACCAGTGGCTATCGGCCACCTGCGATCAATGCAGCGGTCGGCGGCGCTAAGCAGTCAGAGCACCTGTACTCGCGTGCTGGCGAGGGTGCTGTTGATTTTTACATCGTTGGCGCTGACATGATGGCGGTGCAGAAATGGTGCGACAAAGAGTGGCCGTACTCGCTGGGCTATGCTGCGCCGCAATTTATACACCTGGGCAGGCGTGCTGATAAGTCAAGACGCAGGTGGGATTACCGCTAGACTGTTGTCGCAGCCGCTACACAACGGCATGGCGATCACCACTACAAGGTTGACGCCAGAGCTGTTAGAGGTACGCATACCATACAACAGCTTCAAGGATTCCACAACCTTTTTGCTGGCATCCGACATCCATTTGGATAATCCCAAATGTGACCGCAAGCTATTTTTGCAGCATCTTGATGAGTGCCGAGCCGTAAATGGCAAGGCGCTTTTTTTTGGTGATGTGATGTGCCTGATGCAGGGCAAGAAAGACAGGCGTGGCAGCAAAGGTGACATTAGGCCTGAGCATCTAGGCGGCAACTACTTTGATCTTGTATTCCGCGAGTCAGCAGATCTGCTTAAGCCATACGGCGACATGATCCTCATGATGGGCGACGGCAACCATGAAACCGCTGTCCTCAACAATCAAGAAATCGACCCGCTAGAGAACGTGGTCAGGCTTATGCGCAATGATGGCGCCGTCACCGAGCACATGGGCTATCAAGGCTTCGTGCGGTTCGTATTTGAATGCAGCGCTGGCGGTGGCGTCAGGCGTTGCGTGCTGTTCTTTCACCATGGCGCTTGGGGTGGCATCGTTACCAAAGGCACCATGGGCGGCGGTCGCTATTCGCAAATAGCGCCTGACGCAGACATCGTGCTTAATGGTCACAACCATGAGCGCACCATGGTCGCACATCCTTGCTACCGGATCAACGACAATGGCAAGGCATGGATTGAACAGCGCTGGCACCTGCAAACTGGCACTTACAAACAGGAGTTTGGCGCTACTGGTGGCTGGGCGATTGAACGGATCGTGATGCCCAAAAGCCTTGGCGGGATATGGCTGACGTTGCAACCACGAAAGCGTGGCGGCGTTGACATTACCTGCAGACCAACCGTATGAGGCAGTACGTCCTTGAGATCGAGTACACCATCGTGGTCGAATCAGAAGAAGATGACCCTGAAGCAGTATCTGACAACTTTGTGGCACGGCTTACTGAGTTAGCGCCATCAAACGATCACATCCTGGGCTTAGCGGTCCAGGTGTTACCGATACCAGAACTGCGTGGACCATCAGATTGAAGGCTCTAACCTCATCCCGAAACGCAATGCAAAACACCAGTTCAGACAACAAATCTTTGAGGCATGGAGCCGTGAGTGCGCGTACTGCGGCGCAAAGGCTAACACGTTAGATCACGTCAAGCCACGGCATAAGGGTGGCGCCACAGTTGCTAGCAATCTTGTACCGGCGTGTCAGATTTGCAACCTTAAAAAGGGCAGCGAAGACTGGCGCGACTGGTTTAGCCGTCAAGATTCGTGGACAGCATGTCGCGTGCTAAGGATTCAGGATTGGACGCTTGATTAAGCATTTGGTGGTAAAAAATTAATGCTTGCCATGCCTGCCTGTGCTCGATGCACATACCATTCAGGCACACGCGATAGATATGCCCCACCTTGTGAATCGTTGGTTTCGACGTGTCCAAGGGGGGTATCGTCCAAAGGGTTACTCATTAGCATACGCAGCCGCTGCAGGCCACGCTTCTCTAGGTTCTGTAATCGTGTCTTGCTAATGCCCATACGCTGTTCCAGTTCAGACCAACTCACAGGCCTAGCAAGGCTTCTGGCTTTAAGTATCTGCTTGGTTCGACCGTCTAGTTTTGCTTCAAATATCTCCATCATGTCGCGTATTTCTTGCCGCGTTTCAACTAAATCATCCTCGTATTTAGGATCAGCGATGTTATCGCAAATGGATGTGGTTTCTGTTTCAGCTACCTTTTGATCAAGACTGGTGACGCGATAGGTTTGTTTCATCAGATATGACAACTGTTCTGTTTCAATCCCCATTGCTGCTGCCGTTTCAGCCATGCTTGGTTGGCGCCCTAGTTTATGGCTAAGGTCTTGCACCGTGCGGCCTAGCTTGTACAGCGTCTCATGCAGGCTGGTTGGCAGCCGGATCATGTCATCGCTTTGGATCAATGCACGGGTGATGCCCTGGCGGATCCACCAGTAGGCATAGGTCGAGAACTTGTATCCCCGTGATGGATCAAACAACTCAACCGCACGCGCCAAGCCGATATTGCCCTCTTGGATCAGATCCATCAGCTCAAGGCTTTTGTTGCTGCGTTTGTCGTACTTACGCGCTACATGCACCACAAGCTGCAGATTGGACTGGATAAACCGCTGCCGTGCGCGTTCACCGCTGCGCACTTCACGCTGTTCTGCAACGGTCAGTTTCCTTTCTAGATTCTTTAATTCTTGCCATTTAGCTACACGCCTGCCTAGCTGTATCTCTTGTTGCGGTGTCAACAACGGATATTTGGCAATACTGTTGAGATAGTCTTTTACGCTGTCAGCCATGATGAATCCGCTGGTTCACACGATGGAAGCACAATTCCATGGCGCTGCCAACGCTAACATGCTGCGCCAGCTTCATGCGGCAAAAGACTGGAACGCATTGCTCGAATATGGCCTGTTACTGGCTGAATCAGAAGCCAGCCAGCGGTCAACGATTAAATGGTTGGTCGCGGAAGCCATGAGATCATGCAGCATCCAGGACTGGCACATCCAAGCGGCTAATGAACTGCTTGCTGGCCGTGACTAACTTGTCGCCGTTGTAGCTGCCGGTGACGGCATAGCTGATGGCTGGTCGTTGGCTCATGCGCCAAAAGACCATCTGACCAATTTTGAGGCCAGGGTAAATCGGCAGCGGCTGAAGCTGGCGTGCATTTTTTAGCTCCAGCGTCAACGTGCTACCGTGCCAACCGGGATCGGCGTAACCAGCATGGAGATTCTCATAGCCCTCGCGTGCACGACTGGATTTCAAGAAAAACAAGCCTGCGATGTCTTCAGGCATATTGAATGTCTCCATTGTCTGCGCAAGGATGAACTGCCCCGGCACCAATTCATACGGGTGCTCGATGGTGTAATCCTTGATGCTGAGCGGGATCATCTGATGCCCTTGAACAGACTCCAGCATGATTAAATTACCCACCCGCAGATCGATGCTTGCTGGGTTAATCAGGTCTGCGTCATAATCCTGCACCATCGAGTGCTGGCGAATCAGGTCTTGGATTTCGTGGTCGGAAAGAATCACTGGCCTGATAGGGAGTAACGGTTTGCTCGGGTGGTTGTGCGGTGTACCATCGATGGCCGCAGCCGTTGCATTTACGGCGGCGATAAATCAAGCCTGCATCGTCTTGCTTTGTGTAGACGACATAGGTTTTTTGGCACGCGCATTCAGGGCATCGGATTTGAATAGCAGGCATTGATCTTCAAGGTCTTTTGCCATTACTGCAGCAGAACGCAACATGACACTGAGCTTGACGGGCTCCATCTCGCGCGCCATCGCATAACGGATGGCTTGCCGGAAACCCATACTAATGTTGCCGCTGCCTAGCTTGCGTGCCGCTTCAATTTCTTCACGAGTCATGCGGATGTTGACCGTAAAATTGCGGCCTTTACCCTTAGGCTGACGGTCGCTCGGCATCCTGCATTAGCTCCATCAGCTCAAGCACATGCGCAGCAAAAGCTGCATGGGTCATTACTGCATGAGTGCCAGGGGGGCGCCCATAGGACGCCTCCCACCACTCCTTAAATGCAACTTCAAGGGTGGCCTGGTTCATTAGAACGCAGGCTCCGCTTCAGTTGCCTTGGCACGCGGCAGGTACTCAAAGCGCGTAACGCTTAGTACATGCTTAGACCGTGGCTTGTTGGTTTCCTTATCGGTCCACTCCTGACGGCGGACGCCGCCGGTAACCATGATGCTGTCGCCTTTTTTCAGGTTGTCAGCAATCATTTCACCGCCTTTACCCCAGACTTCTACATCAATGGCATTGTTGATGTAATTGCCTTCTTTGTCTTTGCCTTCACTGATGCCACCGTAAAAAGTACAGCAGCTTGAACCAGTATCGAAGAATTTAATTTGTGGCTCGCTGATAATACGAACCACGCCGGACGCATACAGACTCATGGTTTGATTGGTGTAATCGAATGTGTTTGTTCAAAGGCAAGTACACCAGCTAGGGGATACCTAACCCGTGACTCGCCCAGCGGCAATCCTAACCTGCCAACCGTGTAGTAGCTAGGACCTTGCTTGCGTAAACGTTGAGATTTTATGGAGCTTGGTTGAAGCCCCCAACGTTCCGCAAGTTGCTCAGTCGTCAGATACGGTTCCGTCAATTTCAGTCTCCTTTTCAAGCATGAGTTGCAGCAGCTCATCATGCTGCTTTTGTGTAATCTCACCAGCCTCTAGCCGTGCTGCCATGCGCGGTTGCAGGTCTTCAAGATCCTTGAGCGTCTTGGCCTTGGCAATCGCTGCCTTACCTGTGGCAAAGATTTTGGTGCTATCGGGTTTGCTGGTAGCCGTAGCTGGCAGCTTGACCTGCTCAACCGTAACGGTCTCGACCTGATCCATTTCGTCGGTGCTGTAGACACCACTCATGTCAGCAGGGAATGCTTTGCGGAGTGCTAATGCCTCAGAGCATTTGGCGATCATGGTTGCAGGCATCTTGGACCAGAGTCCCTGGCCGGCGTTGTAATCGGCAAATCGTGCGACACCAACAAACGGATGCTGCGATCCTTTGCGATGCACAATGGTCTTGGCGGCAGCGGGTGGTTTGCTGGAGAGCCATACGTCGCGCCAGTCGCCTTCCTCGCCGCACCAATAAGTCTCGCTGCCGTCAAGCTGCCCGGTGCGCTCTGCAATGCTGCGCAGGCCGTCAATGCCGGCCTGAATGGTCATCTTGCCGCCACGCTTGATGGCATAGATCTGTTTGCTGAACGGATCAAGCCCAGTGCGCTGGCACGCATAGGCGAACAGCTTTAGCTCGTCGTTGCTGCACCCTGGTGCAATGGTGCTACTGATCAGTTGCTGCTGGTCAGGCGTCCAAGTGGTGATGGATACGGAAGTCATCAGAAAGAAATGGGTGAGATGGTGGATTTAAGCGCCCAGCTAGGCAGGCTGAGCGTTTGCACGGATGTGTCTCCGTAGCCAGGCCACAGGTCAGCAGCCTTACAGGTGGAGATCACATCAAGCGCATTGTTGCGCAGGTCTCGGCCTACTGCCATTGATGCGTGGTCCAGTTCGTAGACCGCGACGGCATAAGGCGGTTCCTTTTCGACAGCGATAAACACAAACCGCTCAGCACCGAACAATCCTTCGAGGTAATGCGCCGCTTGGATGTGGTAGCCAAACTTGGCGATGCTGCTGGCAAATGCAGCAGGGCTGGCGTCGGTGCAGGTCTTCAGGTCAACGACCGTAATGCCGTGATACCAGTCAGGGCGGCATTTGCACCGCAGGCCAGTTGGCATGTCATCCCACCAGAAGCTTTGCTCTGCAGTGCCTTGTGCGAGCAATGCAGCAGCCGCTGGATGGTTGCGGACGCTGGCGGCCATGCTTAGCGCTAGCGCCATGTCAGAATCGCTGACAGGCTCAAGCCCTTCGGCAACGATGCGTTCAGCCTGCTCCTTGCCTGCTTTTGTACGCCTATCAGGCGCCACTGCATAACGCTGCAGCAGCTCATCAGGCTCCAACACCGCGCAATGCACCAGAGAGCCGAGGCGCATCGCTGCTGTTGGCTCAACTAGTTTGCGATTGGGGTCAAGGAAACGCGCCCAGTAGTGGTAAGGCGATTGCATTACCGCTTTGAGGTGACTGGCGCTTACGGCTGGGTCGGCGTGATACTGCTCATTGGTGGTCATTTCTTAGCCTCCCATTCGCCGCACCAGTCTGCTTCGGCAACAACTGGCCATTTCATTATCCATTCAGCTGATTCTAATTTTGGCAAAACTTCTGCGACTGGCGCATGGCGGCGACAGATGTGATTGTCATAATAAAAACAAGTTAAACAAGTGCCGCGCTGAAACAAATTATGTTGATTATTAGCATTGTTTTTGCGCAATTTGTTTTTGCGAGGCTTGGTTGTGCAGTGCCATGGCGTGCCTTCTTTGTAAAGTTCAATAGGTATTGAAATGCTTTTGCTTTTGCGGCCAGGTGGCGATGGGACTGCAATACAATCAAAAATGTCAATGTCATATTCCGTAGGGGATCTATCTGTAATCCATTTGTAAGTGCCAGTCATGCTGCTACCCCTTCGCGCATGGTGCGATGGAGCCGGCTGGCAGGTCCATAAGTGGCGGCAAACTCAGGGAATGCCGTCAGCAGTCGTTGTTTGTTGCCGGGGTCAGCAGCAAGGCCAGCATGGGCTAATGCCTTGTAAAAACTGCCTGCATACTTGCTGGCGGTCACGAAGGTCCAATAGATGTCGGAGTCGTTCATAGAATGATGTGGGTGAGATTGATGGGCGGCTGGTGTGGCCGCCTTTTTTCATGCCGGATTGGGTGCGGCTCCGGCTGGCCGCGCGGGGT